TAATATAGTTCAGATTCATCTTTTTATCAATAATTGTAGCCCATGGAAAACCAATATAATTGGGATTCGTATGATTTTGTAAAAAGAAAGTTTTTTCAGTTATAACTGGATATTGCCAAAATATTTCGTTCATATTAAATTTAATATTATGACCAAAAATAATCTTTAAACAAAAATTCACATGTGGTGAATAGTAAAATATACGCTTAGAATGGATCCTTGTTGTAATACATCGTGGTATCGAACACCATGTATTTTTATTTGACAAATTATCGTTTTACGAATTGTATTGTATTTCCGTTCATGATGGATTTATATTTGCACTCTGTTATATTTCTTTGAATACCCTGGCATTTATTGTTGTTATTTTTTAATTTACCTAATAATTCTTCTACACCTTTATATCCGTGATTTTGATGAATCACTACATTAGTTGCACTTACATCACATGTGAAATAGTTATTTTTTAATCCAGAACCTAATAGAATCATATCGTGTCTCGTACCTGCAATTACTAAATTTGTATCTATATTATTTACTATAGTTGTTTTGCTATGAATTAAATAATCAATTCCACAAGGTGCATGTAGGGTGCATTTGTATTCTGTTGAATCAGCTATTCTTTTATTCGTATTCATGTATTTTGTAAAATGTTCATATGACAAATCATCTAATACTTTTGGGTTATCCCAATCAAATCGTTGTCCAACCAGAAGATAGTTATTTAAATCAGAAAATTTCATCTTAAATGCCATTATTGTGTCAATCATAGTTTGATTGTATATCATGTCAGAATTTGTCCATACCATAACATCTTCTTGATTAGCATATTTATTAGCTATTAAGAACATTTCATGTAAATATGGCACATTGTGTAAGGTTTTAACATCAGGTTCATGAATGAGATTATATTTTTCACAGATTTCTTTTGTTCCATAATCATTTCCAATGATAATAATCTTCTTTTCAACATTGAGTAAAGTCCACGACTTAATAGCTTGCTCTTGTCGCCAAGCATCATCATTTAAAAAAGGTTTACATGTTGTAAAAAATATAACTTTCATTTACTGTAATGCAATATATTTCTTTGTGAATTATGAACGAGATTTATTAATTATATACATGATTTTTAAAGAGTGGCAGTAATATTGAGATGCCAACCAAATTTCTTTTCCAATGCACGAAACATTTCGATTGGCATTGTTTCAAACCAGGGTTCTTTAATGTATTGACCATTTTTATACGGTTCTACTTGATAAGGAAAAATATGATCTTGAATAATTGATGTAATTTTCAAAGGATTTAATAACTTATGAACATCTTCTTTAGAATATGTATTAGCAATTGGACAACCATATTGTGCTTCTGGTTGATCTAACCCGGACTCAATCATGCAATTTTTCCATGAATTAGATGCATATAGCATTATTTTCAATACACTTTTATTATTCATGTACTTTTGAATTTCTTTTATAACCTTTTCTGGATTAGGAGTATGGTGAATTACACCAAATGAGTATATAAGATCATATGATTCTATTGGAACAATTGATGATAATTCTTCAGCATTAACATGAAAAAAAGACCCTTTTAATCCATACACTTCAAATCTTTTCTTTGCTAATTCTAAACTTTTTAATGACAATTCAACTCCTGTGTAATCTGCCCCGTGTTTAGCAAAATTTACACTCATTGTTCCAATCCCACAACCAATTTCTAAAACTTTTTTACCACGCCAAGATTCAAAATCTGAGAAACTTAGGATATGAGGCTCGACAAAAAATTTTTTCATTTCGACTTCATCAAAATATTCTTTTGATCCGATTTCTTTACTTGAATGTTTAACATTACATGGACGATTGTCCCAAAAATTCTCAACTTCTTTTGATGATATTACATTACTCATTATTTAGTAAAGTTATATAAAATATTTTCATTTCATTAGCGCATTTACATTATTATCTTTTTTAACAAGAATTGTATATCCAAGTTTATATAATCCTTCAATTATTACTATTATTTGATATTATTAAGATTTTTATAGGCACATTATCGTTCGACATACAATTATTTTTACTTTAACACAAAATCCATGCAATGTTACGGTTACTTAATATGATAATATTTGGGGGATTCAATTATGTAAAAAAAACAATTTTCATTTATATAACATAGATTTACATCCTGTAGCGAAATTTCTTGATAATGACAGTAGTCACTTTGAATATATAAATGAACATCAAAATGAGATTTATTTTTACAACAACGAAAATGATGATATAATCAATAAATTACATGCCGATAAACCACTACTATTGATAAGCAATTTAAAATTTAAAGATGAACTCACAGAAGATTGTATATCTTATGTAAAGCGTTTTTTAAACACCAATAAGTTGTTTAATCAAAGAGTATAAAATAACAACATATACTTTAATGACATAATAGTATTACAATCAAGAATTCAAAGATATTCTAGTTCCTCGTATTCAAACTAGTAAATCTCTCATAGGTCATTTTGGTATAGAAACTAATGATGAAATAATGTTTTGTATACTATTTGATGAATATTTGATGAGTTTAGTCGTGCTTTATATTCATCTAAAAGAACATATAAATCATCGTATGAGTTCTTTCTACTGAATGATGAATCTCTGTTTTTATCATATGGTTTATCATATTCATCCAAAATCTGTCCAGTGTATGATCCCGTAAATGTATTAAAATAACGCTCATTGTTATGTTTAACTCTATTCGTTCGTATAAAAGACTGTTTATAATATGGGAATAAGACATTGTTTAAAAATTTCTCATCATCATAAAATTTACAATTTATTTTATTTTGATAACGCGTGAGGGTATTTATATCAAGTTTAATACCATCTACAATTCTAGTATCGTGAGAATTAATATAATTTCTAAAGGTAACTGTGCCACCACGACATATAGATTCATTACTATCACTAAACGTATGTAGAACTTTATTTGATTGTAAAAAATCGTTTATTTGAATTGCTTCATATTCAGATATACGAGAATCTATATCTCTACTCATCCAAACTTCAACGTCATCGTCGTTAAACGGATAAAATCTCCAAAACATTCCAAACTGCCCGTTATCTTTATATATTTTTCCTCCACTTGGTATATCGACAAAAAATAACTCAACATTTGATAGATTACTTAAATAATCGATTATAATTTTAGGAACAGATATGTCATAATAGTATCTACATATCCAATCTGGAAAATATTTTTTAGCTAATAATGCATTTTTAATAGCACCAATGCAATATAATCGAATATCTCCCCATATTGAGAAAGATATGATCTTTTTCATTTTTATAATTAATATTAATATAATAAATTATTAATTTGAATATCATATTCAAAAATATTTCCATAATTTCTTTTTACTTCATTTATCAATTGAATCTCATCCTTTATCGTGACACATTTGCCTGCGTTCACTAATTTTTTAGCAATGTTCAATTTTGGACTTTCTTCTATGATAGGAATTTTACTATTTTCTTTATAACAAACATTTTCTATTACATATTTTTCTTTTTCTTCCTTTAATATTTGTTTTACCATAAAATCAGAATGAAATTCATTATATTTAGTCGTAGATACCAATAAATCATTATTTATACCATTTTGGTTGATGAACAAAGCCAATGCTCGTGTATCTCGTGGAAAACATGGTCCACCAAATGAATAGCCGGGATTAAAGTAGTTATTTCCAATTCGACTATCTGTTCCTACAGCTTTTAAAACATTGTTTTTATTTACCCCAACGTTATCACATAAATCAGATAACATATTTGCGAATGATATTTTTGTTGTTATATATCCATTTATAGATATCTTTGTAATTTCAGCTTCAAGAGGTTTAAGAATACAATATTTAGGTTCATTCATTACTATTTTATCATAAATGTTTCTTAGTTTTGTTTCAACTTCAGGAGAATGAGTTCCTATCAGAATCATATCTGGATATTGTAATCCTTTGATAATTTCCCCTTGGGCAATAAATTCTGGATTATATGATAATGTAGTATTTTCACAATCTTCTAACAACAAACTACCAATTTTATCAATATATGTTGGCATAACAGTACAACCAATAATTATATGTTTATTTTTAACTTTATTTTTGTTAATTTGAAACAAAATGTTTGAAACAATACTATGATCGTAAAATTTATCTCCTCCTGAATTCGGAGTTTGAACCATTAATATTATGATGTCAGAAAAATCTATTCCTTTCATAAAATCAGAAGTAGCTCTAAAATTTTTAGCTTTTGTAAGTAATTCTTCATATAAAGGTTCTTTACTTTTCAACGATTTGTTATTTAATTCATTAATGTAATTTTCATTTATATCAACTCCTAATACATTGTTTCCAGCTTTTTCGAGCAATAGAGCTAATCCTAAACCTAATTTACCTACACCAATGACAGTGACATTCATTTTTAAAAAAAAATATATAATATTAATCTAAATTTACGCAAGTGTAATTTATGGTCACATAATCAACATTTTGATACATCAAATTTATGTTCTTTTGAATATTAATAATGCTTTAATTTAATTTGCGTAATATATACAATTCATAAATATTCATAGATGATAAAATGATAACAATATCTTCATGGTTCGGAAGATTAGGGAATAATATTTTACAAATAATTAAGGCAATATATTTTGCAGAAATTAACGGCCATACTTTAGTGAGATTTCCCAAACATTCTTATTTAACCGAATCTACAATTCAATTGTCATCTGTTAATGATTCGTTATCGAATGTTAATAATACATTTTTTTATTTGAAAGATTTTGGATTATCAGACCCATCTATAAAACACATGAAAGACATTTTTCAAAAATATATAGCAGATATCTTTATCATAAAAAAAAACGATTCAATACAAGAACATGATGATATTAATACTCTTTACATACATTTTCGCGGAGGAGATATTTTCAGTAATAATACGCACCCACAATATGTACAACCACCATTATGCTACTATACTAATATTGTAGGTAAATATTCTAAAGTTAAACTCATCTGTGAGGATTCAAGTAATCCATGTATTAAAGAATTGTTAAAGTTAAAACATGTAGAATATATATCCAATTCTTTATATGAAGATTTACTACTATTCATGAAAGCAAAACATTTGTGTATAGGACTTGGCACATTTGGATTGTTATTATTTTTTATGAATGATACTATTGAAAAATTATATATACCTGATTATTATTTTCAATTGTTAGGACATACGGATAGTGACTGTGGGAATACAGAAATTATCAGAACTACTTTTCCAAATTATATTAAAATCGGAGAATGGAAAAATTCAGAGTCTCAGCGACAATTCATGTTAGAATATAGAGTCTAATAAGCATTTATGGTTTGTATCAATTGAATATTAATTTCCAACAATGTTCTAAAACAAATCCATTCTTGACATTATCATTCAATAACCATTTTCTCAGTTTAACATAGAATTCTTTAGAATGCTTTAATATATTATTTTTATGGATTATCATGAATGCACATGTTTCAGTTGTATACACATCTGGTAATTTTATATTCATATATTCACATAAATCTAGAATTGAAGTATTTGATGGTAAAGTATGTAAATTTAATTTACCATTCACAATTGTTCTTGAGATAGGTGCATATCCTGGTCTCCAACGCACATTAAATATTTTGAATTTACTAGTTTTATTTTTCATTATATCAAAGCATAAATTTGCAAAATCCTGATAATTTACAATATGATTATCGACATCATCTTGTAAAAATAAAGTATATTCATTTAATTTATCGTAATTTTCGATTATGTAATGTAAATATGAATCAGCTTCTCTACCAATATTATCTAATTTATAAGTATTCGGGATTATTTCATTTGATTTATTGTAAATGGTATATGTAATACTACTATCAGATAAGTTTTTGAAACATTTCAATAAATCAATGTAGCTTTTATTGTTATAATAAGATACGAGAATATCCATATTTACACGAAAGAAATTTTTTTTTTTGAATAAATTACACACTCAACAAATAAATTAAATTATTTTTCCACATTTACAACATAACCATTGTGCTGAAGGCGAACCATTATGGTAATATAAAGGAACAAGTAGTCCATTGTGTTGTTTTTCATCGAAAGTTATATCATCATAAATTTTGTGACAAATATCATTCATATTATGATTTGATATTGATTCCAGAAACAATCTGAAAATACTCATAGATTTCAGCTTATTTTTATTGAAGATATACTCACATGATGTATTATTATTCATGTTTACAGTGTATGCATTTTATTTTTCCATCGTCCCACAATATTGGAGAGAAATTACACAAATCACATAATCTATCAAAACTATTAAATACTATTGGATGTTTACGAAATTTAATAAATTCTTTGAATGTTTCTTTTGTTAATAATGCATTTAATCTTTTTGAAACTAAACTTAAATTCATTATATCCTCATTATATAGCTTTATAGCAATACATAAAATTAACTCATCTGGTATAATGTTCATTTATACTTTCATGAAAGATAAAAAATATTTTTTATCGAACAAAAATAAAATATACAAATATTAATAATATTTTTTTGTCATACTAAAACCATGTTTATAATATAACTTTTTAGTTGGAGTAGGCAAGACCGCCCATACCGGACATAATTCTGAGAACGTTGTAGTTAACAGCGAATACTTTGAGGGTATTAGCATCAACACCATTGAGAACAAGGGTAGCGTTGTCGATTCTAGACATGTTGCAGGTTCCAGATGGTTGATGTTCTTCGGGTTTGAGAGCGAAGGAATATACACTAATCATACCATCAGTTGGAATACGTTCGTGATGTTGGTATGGTTGGACAAGAGTGTAATAGGAAGCAGGTCTGGAAGAGGATCTGTCGTGACCGTTGAGTTGGAGGAAAGCATCGTCATAAGAAGCTTTTATAAGTCCATCGGAATTGTATTCAGCCCAGATGAGTTCTTTGACAGGATGGTTAAAGTTGAGTTTGACTTTGGAAGAAGCAGTCTCATCACCAGTGAATTGGAGTTGTTCAATGAGATACTCGTGGGTGACTTGTGCGAATCTGCGTCTTTCGTCGGTGTCAAGGTAGATGTAATCAACATAAAGTTCGGCATCGAAAGTAGGTGTCGGAGTACCGAGACCATCAATAACGTCACTGGCAGAACCGAATTCAACGTTAATTTTGACTTCGTGGTATTGAAGAGCAATGAGGGGAAGAGCAAGACCGGGGTTTCTGCAGAACCAGAACTGAAGGGGAATGTAGAGAGTTCTTTTAGTAACTGAGTTGTCACTGCTGAGGGAGAGTTCGTTATCAGTGTTATAACCGTCAACCATCATTCTGTAACCATTCCAGTGACCTTCTGTTTGGGAGAGTTCGTTCCAGATGTGGAGCCAGTCACCATAGTGTTTGTCAATTCTTTGACCACCGATTTCAACTTCGACGGATTTGACGAGTTTGTGACCAGCCCAGTCAGTATATTTACCCTTATCAGTAATATCTGGAAGTTCAGCTTGGACATAGACTCTATGGATAAGATCACCGTTTCTGGATACGGTGCAAGTTACTTTTCTGTCATAACCAGTAGCACCGTTGAAAGTTTGTCTGATAGATTCCATAGAGAAGTTGGTGTGTCTGCGGTAGACAACTTTGAAGAAAGTAATTTGGGGATTACCAGAAAGGTAAATGTCTTGAGCCCCGTAAGCGACAAGTTGCATAAGTCCTCCACCCATGGTTTATTTATAATATATAGAGAAAAAAATTATATTTAAAATTTAATTTACACGCAAAATTCAATTTAACATTTATTTATGTAAAATATAAAAAATAACTTATTTCAATTGATATTTTAAAAATGTTTCATTGTCATACTAAAACTATGTTTATAGTATAACTTCTTAGTTAGAGTAGGCAAGACCACCCATACCGGACATGATTCTGAGAACGTTGTAGTTGACAGCAAATATTTTGAGAGAACTATTTGAAGTAGTAATACCATCGAGAACAAGGGTAGCATTGTCAATTCTAGACATGTTGCAGGTGCCAGAGGGTTGGTGCTCTTCAGGTTTGAGGGCGAAAGAGTATACGTTAATCATACCATCAGTAGGGACACGTTCGTGGTGTTGGTATGGTTGGACGAGCTGGTAGTATGAAGCAGGTCTGGCAGATGATCTGTCATGACCGTTGAGTTGAAGGTAACCACTTGTGTATGTAGATGTTTTCATTCCAGTAGTGCCATATTCAGCCCATATAAGTTCTTTAACAGGGTGGTTGAAGTTGAGTTTGACTTTGGAAGAGGCTGCTTCATCTCCGGTGAATTGAAGCTGTTCAATAAGATATTCATGAGTGACTTGGGCGAATCTGCGTCTTTCATCAGTGTCAAGATAGATGTAATCGACGTAAAGGTCAGCAGATGTCATCGTAGCTCCAGCGGTTGAAACATCAGTAATTTTACCGAATTCAACGTTGATTTTGACTTCGTGGTATTGAAGAGCAATGAGGGGAAGAGCGAGACCAGGGTTTCTACAGAACCAGAACTGAAGAGGAATATAGAGAGTTCTGGCTTTTTTATCAGCTAAATCAGAAAGGTCAGTGTCGAAATCAGTGTCACCTTCAACCATAGTTCTGTAACCGTCCCAATGACCGGCAGTTTGGGAGAGTTCGTTCCAGATGTGAAGCCAGTCACCGTAGTGTTTGTCAATTCTTTGACCACCGATTTCAACTTCAACAGATTTGATGAGCTTGTGTCCAGCCCAGGGTTTGTAGTAGTCAGAAGTGGCAGTAATTTGTCCAAGTTCAACTTGAACGTAGACTCTGTGGATAAGATCACCGTTTCTGGATACAGTGCAAGTTACTTTTCTATCGAAATCAGCAGCACCATTGAATGTTTGTCTGATAGATTCCATAGCGAAGTTAGTATGTCTGCGGTAGACAACTTTGAAGAAAGTAATTTGGGGATTACCAGAAAGGTAAATGTCTTGAGCCCCGTAAGCGACAAGTTGCATAAGTCCTCCACCCATGTTTTATTTATAATATACAGAGAAAAAAATTCTATTTAAAATTTAATTTACGCACAAACTATAAAAGATTGAATATGACGAAGGATAAAAATAAACGTCAATGTAATTATAAGGTAAGTTCAAAAACATTAGATTTAAGACACCAAACACAAATGAAAGAATTTTCTGAAAGTAAATCACAATTAGAATCCTATATGTCAGATCTAGAAGAATTAAAGACTAAACATGACATATTGATAGAAAAAGATAAAAAAGAAATTGAAGACAATGAATTAATTGAAATAATTCACTTGAAAGATAGAATATGTGAATTAGAAAAGTTAGTGGAAACAATATCGAGAAATACTGATGAAATAGACTATTTTATCAATACTGGTGATGTATTATTTGAATATTATTCGTTGCTAGAAAATTCAAATAATATAAATGTAACTACGAACAAAAAATCTATAACACAAAATTCAAACAATAAAAAGAAATGTGTTATAGATTTTTTTTACAATAAGAATAATAATACAGATATAAGTATAAATGAAAATAATAGAGCTGAATTGTTAGATAAATATCTATCATATACTGATATAAATTATATTGATAATACTATAAATAACATTGATGCAACAGTATGTTCTCATTGTGGTGAAGATAGTTTAATTTTTAACGTTAATGAAAGTATTTATTGTTGCCAAAATTGTAATACAATTGATAAAGTTATTACAGATAATGAAAAACCATCTTATAAAGATCCTCCGAAAGAAATAAGCTATTTTTCATATAAAAGAATAAATCATTATACAGAGTGGTTGAATCAAATTCAAGGTAAAGAAACTACAGAAATTCCTGATGAAGTATTTGATAATATTATGAAAGAACTCAAGAAACAACGAATATACGATTTAAAAGATATTACACGTGAAAAGATCAAAGATATTCTTAAAAAATTAAAAATAAACAAATATTATGAACATGTTCCATACATTTTGAATAGAATAACTGGTAATCCTAATCCTCATCTATCACCAGAACTAGAGGATAAGTTAAAACAGATGTTTAAAGAGATACAAGTGCCATTTTTAAAATATAGTCCTTTAAATAGGAAAAACTTTTTATCTTATTCATATGTCATTCATAAATTTATTCAATTATTAGGACAAACAGAATATTTATCATATTTTCCATTACTTAAAAGTAGAGAAAAATTACATCAACAAGAACAAATATGGAAAAAAATTTGTGATGATTTAGGTTGGGAATTTATTAGAAGTATTTAGATGCTTAAGCGGATACTTTCATTTGTTGAGTAGAGGGAAATCCAACAAGATTAGCACCAATACCCATACCAGCACCTTGTCTAACACTAATACCTATAGAGGGAGCAAAAAGATCGAGGAGACTGAATGTAGCGGCGGCGATGAAACCGATAAGCACTATTTCATCCATATTTTTCTTTTTACCGGGGAACATAAAAGCTGCTGTCGAAACAACGAGACCTTCAAGAAGATATTTGAACATTCTAATGAGTGCTTCAACAAAGTCAAAACGAGGGGTGGTCATTATTTATTATATATATATAAAAAAATTATTTAAGACTTATCATTTTTATTTAATCAAATACAATATGATTCCTGTTCAAAAAAAGGACCTTTTAGAACAAGATCCAGTAATCCGAGGACAAACATACGTATGTATGTCATTTTTAAGTCCTGAAGAAATCATTAAAAATAAAGATACATATTATTTTGAGAACTACATTCAACATGTATCAAAAAAATTGAATGAACTCGTTAATGGTCTTGAAGAACAATATAAATCTGATAGTGATAAATTTAGAAGTATTAAAGAAGAATTCGAATATCTTTTTAAACCTGAAAGAATTCATGAAGAATTTAATGTATTCTCTCAGAACAACAAAGAAGTTCTTGATGCTGAATTAAACAAGAAATATGATTTTCAAACAAGCATTAGAGGTATTAAAGTCAGAGGTGTTTATGAATCCATCGAAGAAGCTAAAGTGCGTTGTGAGCAGCTAAGAAAACTTGATAGAGATAAATTCCCTATTTATATTGGAGAAGTTGGTTGTTGGTGTCCTTGGAATCCTAACCCGAATGAAATTAAAGATCAAGAATATGCTATTGATTCACTTAATACAATGATGCATGAATATGAGAAGAATATTCAATCTAAAAATGAACATTATGCTGAACGTAAAGCTGAATTAAAAGAAAGAATTGAAGAAAATGAAAAAGAAAAAGAAAAAAAAGCTCAACGTGTTTCAGAATCTGATAAAGCTGATGAACTTGTTGAATCATTGGAAAATACTAACATAGAACAAATAAAAGACAGTCTTGTAGAAAATGTTCATGCAGCTGAACAATGAAAAAATAAAATATAGTTTTATATAAAATGTTCTTTGAACTAGCTATACTCAGAACGCTAAATTCAGAAGAAAAAAAAGAAGCTTTTTCCGAAGATAAATCAAGCAAAATGTATGAAATTTCAGTGTTCATATTTATTATAATGTATGTATTAGTTATACTTGTTCTATGGGTAAGAGTTGTGATATCTGCATTCCAATGTGGAACAATGGAAGGTATAAGTTCTCTTATTTTTCCATCTTTTTATTCTTTATACAAGTTTGGTGATTTAATTAAATTATCATGTAATCAACTTTATTAAAATAATATTTTAAATAGTAATAATATGAATGTATTAATAGTGTCTTTTTTATTTCTATCCATGTTTTTGATAGTATCAGGGATTTATGAAGAAAAAATTCATAAGTTAATGAAACAACAAAAAGTTAAATATGAATATATACCTGCACCTACGTTTGATACAATGTTAAAAGAATCAAATGAAATCATTAGTTACTAAAAAAACAGTTTATATGCACATAAAATCATAATTAGTATTTTCTAGTTTTTTCAACTCTAATTCTAGGTCCTTTTGATTTAGATTTTAATTTACTAGGATCGTAGTTATCTTCTACGTCGTCATCATTAGACGAAATATTTCTGCTTACATCCCAGTAATGTTGTAAACAAATTTTAAAATCATTGTGTGTATCTGCTTTATACCAAAAAACTGTATCTTCGAGTTTGTTACTTTTAGTTGTGTTATCAATAACAAGGCATTCGTAATTTTCAGTGCATTGATCCATGACTTGACAAAATACTTCAAATGTTGGAAACATACCTGCATAATTGTCATAAATTCTTTTCCTATTTGCAACAATATTCTCACGAAGAATAAATATATAGTCAATATTAGTTCTTAAATTAGGAGGAATACCCAAAGGATATTGCATACTAATGATGAAGAACATTTTCAAATGTCTACCATTCATGAATAAGGCTCTAACATTAATATCTTTTGTCCATGATGAATCATATAAGCAATCATCTAAAATAAGAAAGGCACGTGGATCTAATTGAGATCTGTTTGCACCACCATACATTTCATTTTCTTTATTTATTTTCTTCAAAATCATCTTTTGTCTCTTAACAGCATTATCAATAATATCATTTCTATATTCATCATGAATAAATATTTTAGGAATTATATTTTCATAAAAATGATTTGCAGATTCAGTTCCAGATATAACTGTTCCTATTGGTAAATTTGTATGATGATATAATAAATCACGAATTAAGAAACTTTTACCAGTATTGCGTTTTCCTATCATTACTACAACTTTATCATCAGTAATTTGAGAAATATCAAATTTCTTTAATTCAAGTTTCATGTTATAATTACTATTGATATATATATTATATATAAAAGAGATTACGCAGTATTATATATATAATTATTGATTGATAAGTTTAAAAAACAATATGTAATTTTTTAAATATATGATGAAAAAAATATTCACTTTAGCATCATATATGATACTTGTCATAGTATATTTTTATTGAAAAAAATTTGTTTAAATTTGACAATTAGAAAGGAACTTCGCCAACATTTACATGTTTCAGCATTTCTTCAACATTTACTTCACTATCGTTTGAAAATACAACATATATCAAATATACTATAAGCACAAAAACAGTTATTAAGATAGCATATTTTGATGTATTGTTATTTTTTGTTTTATTTTTTTGCATATTTATTTTTTATAATGTACTTTTATTTAATTATTTACGCAGTCGCCTTTGACAATAATGATTTTCTTAATCTGTCTTTTTTCTTAATAAAATCACTATAATTTATATCTATCCCTAGAATGTTTTTTATCTTATTGTTATTATTTACTTTCATTTCATCATTACCAATTTTAACAATTTTTGTCGTAGTAGGTTCATCAATGACATGATTTTCATTGTTAATTTCTTCTTCGTATGGCCTATTTATAATTCGTTCTTCATTAGGAACGTATATTGCTTCTTCATCAAAACCATTTTTTTCAAGATGGACAGTTTTTGTGTTTTCATCTGGTTCATTTGTATCATGAATGACGGGAGTATTTACCGGAACTAATGGTTCTTCAATAGATAAATTTTCATGTTGAACAACATCAACATCTTTATCATCTTTATCATCTTTATCATCATTATCTTCATTCTCATCTTCTTCATCTTTATTTTTATCATCATTCTCATTATCATTTTCTTCACCCTCATTCTCATCTTCCTGATTATCTTCATCTTTATCATCTTTATCTTCATTCTCATCTTTATCTTCATTCTCATCTTCTTCTTCTTCATCATCTTCCTGATTATCTTCAACCTCATCTTTGTTTGTAATTATATGATTCGTGTTATCTATCGTGTTCGCTGTTTTTTGTGAATTATTTTCATCACCTCCTATTTTATTTATCATCACATCTTCATTGAAACTATGTGTATGTTTCATTTGTTCAGAATTATCTGTTTCATCTTCTGAATCTTCATAATCACTACTATCATAATCACTGTTATTAATTTGTGATTCATCATATCTTATACTATTTTTCTCATCATCATCGGAGTTATATTCATCTTCATCTACTGATTTCAAATAATTATTGACTAATTTTTCTAATGGTAACAGATTTTTGATAACTTTCATAATTGTTGTTTCAATAATAACATCGAGTTCTGTTTCATATACTTTTCTTAATTCATTAGTAAAACCATCAAACATAATTTGAGGTTTTATCCAAATTTCTCTAGCCAATTCTATATAACAAAGATGAATAAAATCTTGAGATTTTGGAATATCTACTTTTATATCATTATTATTTGAAGCTAATTTAAATTCAGCTAAAAATGAAGCTTTTATTAATTTATCAAGCCATGAACAATTACTATTAATTTTAAACCTATCAAATTCTTTCATTACTATCATACTATTCCATTTTGGAATTTTTTCTAAGTTTTCTTGAAAAGTCTTCAACAAATGTTTCTTTAAAGGAGTATTTTTCTTTGAATATGAAAAAATATACTTAATACCTTGCTTAAATATAGGTATACATTTATCTATTAATTCTTTTGTATAGTGTATTTTCATATTATATATTATAGGAATAAACTAAAAAAAAAAATTTGTTCAAACCGCAGATTGTAAGGATTGAGCATATGGATTCAATTTTAAAGCTGATACTAACGCGTCATCTAATCTATTTGACTCATGTTCATTGCTAAATTTCTTCATGTTTACAAATTCTTTACTTGGTGATTGAACTAAAAGTTTATCATAGTTGTTTAGATTTCTTGTAGATTTTACCATGCATTCATTTTTCTCTTTTGTTAAATTCATATTATCTTTACCTGTATTAATTTTTACAGATGAATTTGTTGGTTCACGGCCTTCGAGAAGACCTTCACGAATATCATTAACAACAGCATTGTATATAGACTCATATGATTCTGTGGCCAATACATCACTCATCCCATTTCCTGTATATTCATTGTCAGCTAATAATTCTTTATAAGTATTTTTAGCTTCAAAATTAGCCGACATATAACCATCGCCATTTTCATTTTCAGGCATACCATAATAATCAGAATCAGATGTTATTTCTTTATTGGTATTTTTAGCATTGTATTCAGCATTTCTGTAACCATCACCATGTTGCACAATTGAAATATTTCCATCGCGTTTAGAATTTTCAGTTGTTTCACGAATAGTTGTCGAAGTCTTATCATCCGGATCATGTACACGTGGTTTCAAAGACCCTTTAAGATTGATATCATTTTTATAATTATCTAAAGCTTCTCTTACAGTAGTTTTTGCAACATCACTTGGATCATATACAATACTTGACGTATTAACTTTAATGTTTCCTGTTGTGCTATCGTGAATAGTTGTTTCTTTGATTGTTGTTCTCATAACACCATTTGGATCATATATTGTTAATTTATTGGGTCCATTTACATTACCACTGAAATCACGTTTATTTTCAACAAAATATTCTTTTTGCGTGGGTTTTATTATATCTTGTATTGGTGTAATGAGTGATTTAATAAGAGTTGTTACATTACCTTCTCTGGTTTTAGTGCTTGTGATGTCTCTTTCATTTTGATACACTTGTATATTTTTCTTTCCATAGTCATCAGCTGACTTTTTGCCTTCGAATATGTTTAAATTTCTTAATCCAAATTCATTTAAAACGCTTCTTTTTATTGGTCCATATTCTTGTGATGCATCATATTTTGATTTAGAAGGATCATGTGGAATACCTTTGTATTCTTGAACAGTTTCTTGTCTGTTCGTCTTTTTTACTTCTTGACAAGGCTTCATAGCTTGCTTTCTATAAGCACCTGTTGTTTTCAATAAATTATTATGACTCTGTTCATAAACTCTCTCTACTCTATTTTTGTTGAGAGGTTCAAATTTCCCACGAGTATATTCTTTATGCCCTTCGACTATAACACCATCATATGTTAATTTTGGATTACTTTTTACACGTAAATCATCAACACTTTTAAACATATTTGCATTATAAGCTAAATCTGTTTGTTGATATCCTCCACTTGGAGCACTATCATATTTATTTTTACTATTAAACCCTGGTCCTACACGAACTTGTTTCATAGGTAAAACATTATTTTGAACTTTAGGTTTTTCCATTCTATCATATTGTGTCATGTATGCTGGTTGATAATCATTTACATTTCTATGAAGATCTCCAAAGCATTTTTCTTCATTCTTTTTGAAGTTGTTCTTACTTACACCTGTGAAATTCTCTAATTTACTATCATAAATATTAGTGTTCATATTTTGTTTAAGTTTACCACCAAAATAAGGTTTCATGTTATTATGGGTAAAATTTTCTACAGGAATTCTACTACCTGTGAGGGAACTATATACATAATTTGGATTTGTATTCATCATCTTCCTTTTACCTTTGATATTTCTTAACATAATTTTTGGAGATCTATAACGTTTTTCCATTTCCTTACGAACTATATTAGTAGAATCTTTTGTCGTTTGATTAAATAACGAAGGTTCATCATTAAAGAAAATATTAGTAAATGGTTCACTCTCATTTTTTGTATGTCTTATTAAGTTTAAAAATATCCAAATAAATATACATACTATCAATATTTTCATTTCTAATTATAAATATAATAATTAAATATTTTAATCGGAAAAAAATGATGTTTAATTCATCTATAAAGTTATAGATAAATAATTGTATGTAAATGATGTTTTATGACTACAATAAAAGTAATAAATACGTCAATATTCTTCTAGATAACATTGAACAAATAAAAAGTAAAACGAGAATAAAAAATGTTAATGAATGTGGAATAATTATGCTTGATCAAAATCTCTCAAAGATGTTGATTATTTATCAGAATGAATCATGCAAATGGGGATTCCCGAAAGGAAAAATGGATGAATCTGAATATAATTCTAGAGAATATTTCAGTTGTGCAAAGAGAGAATTATATGAAGAAACTGGTATTATTTTGAACTGTAACAAGTATAAAAAGCTAGGATCTATTATTATTAAGAATAAATTGTTTTATATTGTTATGCTTCAAAGCAAAATTCGTTATTCAAGACCTTTGGATACACTAGAAATCGGTAAAATTAAATGGATAAACGTATCTGATTTATGTTCATTCATTAATAAAAATGATTGTAATATTACTATAAAAAATATATATGATTATATGAATTGTAATTTAAAAGTATTGTATTGAATTTATGATTTTATTCTAATTTTACATTGGAACCACATCTTTCTATTTCATAAACATATTTAGATTGAATAGTTTTACCAGCGATTGTTCTTACTACAGGTTTGCTTAAAGTGACTCTTTTAACTCTGAAAAATAATGTTTCTTTTTTTGAACCTCTAGTAGTTTCTTTGAGAATAAATTTGATATCTTTTTTACCCTTTGATTCTCTAGATTTAATTTGACTTTCAGTTAACTCTCTGTAAAGTCTAGCACCGGCTTTTTTTGCGGCAGATAATGGACTGGTTTTTGTTTTATATCTTCCACCATTGAAACCAGTTCCAGAACCTTCAATAGTAAAACTTCTTTCTCCAGCACTCATTGATTTTCCACCTTCCATTATCTTTTATATTATGTAATATTTTTTATAATTTTCTAATTTCTTCACATGATCTCCAATGCACAATTGGTATTTCTTCACCTTTCGCAACTTTAGAATCAGTATAACATTTTACATCTTTAGAAACTAAATTTGTAGTATCGTTAACTTCAGGAAGGATAGGTCTATGATTATCTTTCGCCATCATCTTATCATTTGCATTTAGAGTAAAAGGAACTTCTGCATATTTTTGAGGATTTTCACACAACCATTCCCATCTGTTCCAACCAGTTCCTCTTAAAGTGCACGATGGATTACTTATTCTAGTATCTTCCGGTGATAAAAATTTGTTATCAGAACAACTTTTAAGATGTTTTAAATCACATTTAGGCATTTCACTAACTATACATTTTTTCGCAGTTCTTTTTAATCCTAATAATTCAGAATCAATATCAATAAGAGGGGTCTTATCACATGTAGATACTTGAGATTTATCAAGTCTAATATAAGGAGAATCAAAGAAACATTCATTACAATTGTTTTTAGGTTGCATAAGCATATAATTACCTACGGATGTAGATTCATTCAAAGATTTATCATAAGCACAGGAATCATAATTTAATCTTGAAAAACTCATTACTTTATTATATTATAAATATATCTTTTTAAAAATGTTACAAAAATTATTTATCACATTTGAATGTGTCTAATTTAGGTGCACGAGGAACACTTGGGTATGGAAACATTTGGCATGATTTCAAGTGAACCTTTTCTTGGCTTATGGGCTTGTGTTGAGTGCATTTATACATCTCAGGTCTCTTAGAACTATTGGGATTGTATTTAAAATTACTGCAATTTGTAGCAGGAAATGTTTGTCCGCGTAACTCATTTTCAATATCTACAAGATTAGATTTGTTATGAGACACAGCAGTTCCACCTACGATTCCAAGTTCCATTCTACATTTATTAGTATGCTCATATCTTATAGGATCTAAAGTATATGATAAAGGACTTACACTTTGTTTTAGACTTTGTTTATAAGAACAATCATCATAAGTTAATCTATTTGAACTCATTTATTTTAATTATATTAAAATATAAAAAAAAATAAAGTGCTACACTATTAGCTATTTTATCTGCAATTCTTTTTCCATACATTACCGTCAAACATGTATCCGTTATTTTCTAAAAAGTCCTTTTGAGATAATACATCTCGTGTTCCTTCACCGCCACGGACCCATGTTGGAATAATATGTTTAGGGTTTTGTATATTTTTAAGCATACATTCTTTCATAGGTTCGAATCTTTCATATGGCTTTTCAGATAACACATTACAAGTTTCTTTACGTGTAGTAAAGAATCCTTGAGTAATTTTAGCATCAATTACGGGTTCTAGTCCACCTTTATTAATATTTGGTCCACCTTGAAATATTCTAGAAAAAAGTTGTTGTCTTCCTTTATCACTCATTTCAAATTCATTTCTGACTTGAGAATCATCATCAACTCTACATGCATTTGTGAAACCTATACCATCACGAATATTCATACGATTATTAACAGAAAAATCCATAACTTTGTCATAGTTTAATTTACACTCTTTTTCTGAATCTTTATTTGTTTGATACACATTTAACATTCTGTATTGACAAATATCCACATTTTGATGTTCACGTGATTCAACATCGCATTCATCATCATTTAATCTTGTCTTGTTTTCAAATATATTTTTCATTATTTATTATTTAATTAGAAATTAATAATAACTTGCAAAATACATGTTCCTATCCCCATTTCCTTCTTTTTGTGTTTTACCTTTTATTCCATATAACCATTGCGCATAACCCGTTTGATCATTAGGAATAGATGTGTTTGGCATTGTATAAAAATTTCTAAACGAAGACTTCCTATCAAAAACATCATCAACATCTCTATATGTGTCTTTAAAGTATTTATCGTTGATGACTCTTTTTATCTTATTTTCATCTACATCACATGCTTCTCTGCGTTCAGGATTATCAGCATATTCATTCATTAACACATTCATAAATGGATTGTTATCTGATGGTAAACTACAATCAGTATTTTTGTTAATTTTTCCTTTATTATTTATAGATTGATATTGAACATAATTTTCTTGCGTTGATTTATAATATAAATATGTTAACAACATAGTTATCACAGTTAATCCAAATACTCTAGAATCATTAAATATAGTATAATGAATTAGAGTAACATAAATCGATAACAATACGTATGCATTCAACTTTTCAATTGTATTCATAGAAGATGTTGGAATGAAGTTTTTCATATTTGAAAAACTTATAAACTTTAAAATATCTTTAAACCAAATAGTATTCATTATTAAAAAAATAAAAGATTTTTTATATAATTTTATTTATTTAAATCTGTATTTTTCATCATATTCATCATGTTATCCATCATATCATTGTTTTGAATATTTCCCATCATAGCAAAAGCTTCTGTCATCAGTTCTTCTTGATTGAGTTCACCACTTTGCATTTTTTCAGACATTACACTACTAACTTGTTGGATTATACTACCCATAGCATTGTTTTCTCCAGAAAACAAATCATTCATGTTATTAATACCATCTGTATTAAGTTTAGACATGTCAATCTGTGTTGAAATTTCTTGAGCCAACTTACCAATTTTTGTATCATTAATCATTCCCATATTAAATGGAGCATCAATTGGTTCAGTTTCTTCTTCGATACGATTATCTGCTACATAAGTCATCAACATTCTGTAATCATCATCAAATACCTCATCTATAATTTCTTGAATATCATAACCACCATTTAGGATTTTCAAAATAGACACAAGAATAGCTTTATAGCTACTCTTCATTTTAGAATCATCACCACAATTTGTAGCATCAATATAAAGTTTTGATAACAAATAGAAAATGTATAAATAATACACTTTAATATCTCCATTAATTTCTCCAGCTTTTAGTTCTTTTAATACCTCAATGTTATCAATATCTTCATTATCTTTGATATTTCCTTTATTGAAAAATTCCTTAATTTTATCATCTGATACTACCTTAATAAAATCATTAATATATTGATCTGTATTTTTATCAAAACATAAATAATTTCTCTTAAGAACACTCTTTACATCATCATTCTGTTTTTTTATTTCCTTAATAAATGACTTCGTAAATTTATTAAAAACATAAATAATTTGATTCTCTAGTGATACCATTGCTTATTTATTTTGTAAAAAATATATATAGATATCTTTAAATACTATTTATTTTCTTTTTTAGAGTAAAAAATAATGTAAGATAGTCCCAGATGACTTTCTTGTTATCTTCGTTAAGTGTCTTCCAATATGTTTTTAGTTTTTTTACTAATTCATCAGTAAAATTGGATTCATCTTGAACTACATTATTATAGTCGTGATTTAAGAAAAAAGCCTCATCTCTATTCATTACATATTGTTCAAAATCAGAACTATATCTTTGAAATAGTTCATATGGTTTTTTTGCATCTGCTAACTTAACTAGATTGAAGCTATTTTTTAGTATTTTAAAATCTTTATCATCGGGATACAAAAGAATTAAATCTTTTACAAACTCTTCAAATTTTGTATTAAAACAATCGATCCACTTATTTTGAGACATCTTATATAACTTTAAATATCATTCTTTTTTTTAAATCTATTTATGGATTTTGATTTTTGAATATATTTTTAATATCCTTATCTCTTTGTTCTATGTATGAATCATAATTGATGATTTTATTTGTTTCTTCAGATACGTTTTCATTATTAGTTATCAATTGTTCTCCTCTATCTAAAAATACATATCCATGATCTAATTGTTTGTCTTCCATGAATGAATATCTATCAGATAGACCATTCATTTCATTAATCATGAATGGTTCTATTGTCTTTTCATTTGATTTTACAAATTCAAATAATTCTTCATCATGAAGAATTTTACCTTCATTTTGATTCAACAACAATGGCACTCTATCTATAAAAGCTGGTATTTTACCACCCATATATTTTATATTCACGACTTGTATTTCAACTTTTGTTTTTTCCATATTATTCATCATTTTTAATAATTCTATACAATATTCACATTTGTTTGAAATAAAGAGTATATAAGACATTTTTCATTTAATTTTTACTTCTCGTATTATTTTTAAATAAAAAAATTGATTTAACTATATATATTTTATTATATCATATAAAATGTTTTCAAACTACTCAAAAAATAACAATGTTTCTCAGT